GGAAATTATTTTTGAATCTTTTGATAAAAAATATGCTTTAGATGAACTAGAAGGGCATTTTATCAAAGAATTTAACAGTTTTTATTTAAATGGGTTTGGATATAATATGACTTATGGTGGACAAGGAGGAATGTTGGGAAAAACTCATTCTATCCAAACAAGAGAAAAAATGAAATTAGCAAGAAAAAATAGCAAATTTAAAATTAGAAACCCAGACGGAATAGGTTTAGAAAAAGCAATCGCCAAATCTGCGGAAGTGCTGAGAGGTAAACCAAGTTGGAACAAGGGCAAAAAACAAACTTGGGAAAATGGCGGAAAAAAGTTTAAAGGTAAAAGTTGGAAAATTGATATGTTTACTGGCAAAAGAATTTGGGTAGAGAAAATAGAAAATGGCTCCCACTAGTGTATATTTTAATAATCAGAACGCAACCAGAGAACAATTTTTGGTTGAGGATCTGATCATCGAATCCATTAAAAATCATGGAATCGATATCTATTATATGCCTCGCGAGTCTCAATCTACTTTAGATGAACTCTTCGGTGATGATCCTGTAAAGACCTATACAAAAGCATATCCAATAGACATGTATCTTGAAACTTCAAATGACTTTGAAGGCAATCAAGAATTTTTCTCAAAGTTTGGTCTAGAAATTCAAAAAGAAGCAAGAGTTGCTGTTGCACGCAGAACTTTTGAGCGTTATATTCCAACAGCTGTTCGCTCTTTGCCAAAAGAGGGTGATCTAATTTATATGCCAATTCAGGCTAAACTTTTAGAAATTAAAAAAGTTGAAGAAGAAAAGAACTTCTTCCAGGCTGGTAAAACTGCTCCATACATGTACGGATTATCAATAGAAACATTTAAGTATAATGGCGAGTTGTTTAATACAGGTATCGATCTCATTGATGCGATTGCTGATGCACGTGCCATTGGTGTTGATTACAACTTGGCAGCAGGCGGCGCTGGAACCTATGATTTAAATGAAATTGTTTATCAAGGCGCAGCATTTGCGAACAGTACAGTCAGAGGAATTGTTTCTAATTGGAACATTGGAACTAGAGTATTGCGTTTGCGTAATGTGAAAGGTGAATTTGCTGCTAACGTTGCAATTAAAGGTAGCGCAAGTTTTGCTCAGTGGACTCTATCATCATCTAACACGATGGAAGATGGCACATCTGATTACGAAGATAATGTAAGAATTGAAACTGAAGCAGATAATATCTTAGACTTTACTGAAGCAAATCCATTCGGTGAGCCATAATGCTTTCTAATGCACATTTTTATCATAGAATAATTCGTAAGGTTGTTGTTGGCTTTGGTACATTGTTTAACAACATCAAACTTTATCGTTATGCAAAAGATGGCGTAACAGAAATAGAACGTATCACTGTTCCATTGTCATACGCAGCAAAAGAAAAATTTTATGCTCGTATCAGCGAAGATCCAACTTTAACAAAAGAAATTCAAATTATTCTTCCACGTTTATCATTTGAGATGACTTCACTCTCATATGACCCATTGAGAAAAATTAGTACATACAATCATCAGTTTTTTCCAAATGCTGACGGTGACGTTGTTAATAGCATGGCAATTTCACCATACAATTTTAATTTTGATTTGTATGCGTATGTTAGAAACACAGAAGATGGTACGCAGATTGTTGAACAAATTTTACCATACTTCTCACCAGACTACACTGTTACTATAGATCTTTCTAATCTAGTTGATCTTAAAGTTGATATGCCAATTATTTTAAACTCAATTAATTATGAACAAAATTATGTTGGTGGCTCAGATCAAATACGCAGTTTAATTTGGAATTTAAATTTTACTGTAAAGGGTTACATGTTTGGACCAGTCAATGATACTGGTAAGATTATTCGTACTGCGACAGCAAATACATTTACAGATCCAGCACTACAAACAAACGAAAGAGTGTTGTTAATGGGAGCAGGTTCAGGTAATTATAAGGTTGGTGAACTTGCATTTGAAGGCACAAAGATATCTACTGCAAACTCAACTGGTTATGTAAAAGAATGGGATAATGTCAACAAACAACTATATCTTACTGAAGTTGTTGGCGTTATTCAAACAGGAAAGAAGATGTTTGGTGCTGTTACAAATACAGCATACACTATCAGTTCATATGATATTGCGAATCAACAGTTAGTAAAAACTCAAGTTACACCTGACCCAACAACAGCAAACGCAAACACAGCATTCGGATTTATTGAGACTACAAAAGAATTTCCAAATTTAACATGAGTGATGTTGATAAAAATTTAGCGGAAATATTGAACACTGATTATGTGCCTGTTGTGAAAGATAACAAGCCTATCGTAGTTCATCAATCTGATTCTGCAGCACCAGATGCAGATTATTCTCGCGCAAACTATTATAATCTAATAGAGAAAGGCAACGAAGCACTTGATGGTATTCTCGAAGTTGCCAAAGAATCTCAACATCCAAGAGCATACGAAGTTGCTGCAAACATGATCAAAAATCTCTCTGATGTAACAGAGAAGTTAATGATTCTACAAAAACAACAACAAGATCTTAAACCTAAAGAAGCGGCACCAACAAATATTGCAATAGACAAAGCAGTGTTCGTAGGATCTACTGCTGAGTTGCTAAAGAAACTAAAGAATGAATCTGGGAATTAAATTTGTATAAATATAGGTGTCGGTCGCGATATTACCAGTATCCACCGACTCTAACACTGAATAGGAGTGCCAGCATGTATACTTATACCATCTCTAAACGACTCTGCGAAATTCTAAACATAGAGTTTCACGAAAACAATGCAGTTAGTGATCAAGAATTAAACAAAATACCAGAAGACGCTATAACTAATCCTCATATAGTATATTCTAATCTTGGAACTATCGCTGCCGCTGAAGTTAATAAAGGCAAAAAACGTCCAGAACACAGCGTCTTGATGAAAAAATATTACCAAGAGGGTAAAATAAACCCACCCAGAAAAAAGTCTGGTATCTACAAACTCAGCGAAGAATCTAAAAAACGCATAGGCGAAAAAGGTGGAGCAAAAAGATTAGGACAAAAAAGAGGGTCCTATAACATATTAAATAGAAAAATAGAAACTTGTAAATGCGGCAGAACAATATCTGGCGCAGCAAATATTAGGACCCACAATGAGAAATGTGATAAAGCATTATCTTGCTAACCCAAATTTAAAGAAAATTAATGTTGTTTTTAATCTCACGGAACAAGAAGTCCGTGAGTTTGTTCGTTGCGCTGAGGATCCAATTTACTTTATTGAAAACTACGTCAAGATTATAACTCTTGACAAAGGTTTTATTCAGATTAAGTTGTATCCGTTTCAAAAACAAGCCATTGAAGATATTAATACCAACCGCCGAGTCATTGTAAAAGCAGGTCGTCAGGTTGGTAAAACCACAATGGTTGTTGGATATATCCTTTGGTATATTCTATTCAATGAAGATAAGTTCGTTGCTATTCTTGCAAATAAAGCACCAACAGCACGTGAAATTTTAAATCGCATTAAAATTGCATACGAATCATTACCACTATGGCTTCAACAGGGTGTGCGTGTTTGGAACAAAGGTGATATTGAATTAGAAAATAATTGCCGTGTAATGGCAACGTCAACTGCTTCTAGCGCCATCCGTGGTTACTCTATCTCGTTACTGTATCTTGATGAGTTTGCTTTCGTGCCTAGTAATATCGCCGAGGAGTTCTTTACATCTGTTTATCCAACCATTTCTTCTGGTGAAACTTCCAAGATTCTTATTTCTTCTACGCCGAATGGCATGAATCACTACTATAGAATGTGGACGGAAGCAGTTGAAGGATTAAATGGCTTTAAACATATCGAAGCCAACTGGCGTCAGGTTCCAGGTCGCGATCAAAAATGGGCAGATGAACAACTGCGTGTTCTTGGCGAACAGAAATTTCTGCAAGAAATGGAATGTGAGTTCATGGGATCAGCTGGTACATTACTATCAGCTGCAGCATTGAAGTCATTGGCATTTGTTAAACCAATGCACGTCTCAGATCAAGGAATCAAGATCTATCAGCAACCGATAGAGAATCATAACTATCTAATCTCAGTTGATACTTCTAGAGGCAAGGGATTAGACTATTCAGCATTTAGTGTTATCGATGTTACACAGGTTCCTTATCGTCAAGTTTGCACTTACAAAGACAATAACATCAGCCCACTAGTCTATCCAAGTATACTTAAACGCATCGGCGATTACTACAATCAAGCCTATGCGCTCGTAGAAATAAATGATAATGGTCAACAGATTGTAGACTCATTGTTCGAAGATTACGAATATGAGAACATTCTATCCACTGTTGAAATGAAAGGCAAGATGGCATTGACTTGGGGATATGGCAATAAGTCGGTGCGTGGTATTAGAACTACCAAGTCTGTAAAAAGATTAGGTTGTTCGATACTAAAAAACATTATTGAAAGTCAGAAGATTATCATTCAAGACTTCGATACCATATCAGAACTCTCAACGTTTATTGCCAAAGGTGGTAGTTTTGAGTCTGAGGAAGGTAGTCATGACGATTTGGTAATGACTTTGGTTTTATTTTCTTGGTGCACGAATCAAAACTTCTTCTCAGATCTAAGTAATGTAAACATACGGCAAAAACTTTACGAAGAACAAATGCGTCAGATTGAAGAAGAACAGTTGCCTAATATACTTGCAGGGCATATAGACATAGATCAAAATGATGGGTTTGTGGAGAACGGCACTTATTGGAGGGTTGTAGAACGTTAAAAACCCCTTTTTTATAAATAATCCGTAGAATTTCTATTTTCTCCATTTACAGGAGTAACACCATGGCATTTTTAGTCTCTCCAGGAGTGAACACTTCTGAAATTGATCTCACAACTGCGGTTCCTGCTGTCGGAACATCAACTGGCGCAACCGTAGGATTGTTTCGCTGGGGTCCAGCAAACACCGTAGTACAAGTTACCAGTGAACCAGATCTTGTTGAAAAATTCTCAACACCAGATCCAAATACTGCAGTTTCTTTCCTCTCTGCTGCAAACTTCTTATCATACGGCAATGACCTTCGCGTCGTTCGTGCCGTAAGCACCGCAGCAGTAGATAAGTCAAACAATGCTGTTTCTAACTCAGCATATTACACATCTATTCTAAACGATGAAGCATACTTCACAAATAACTATTCTGGATCGAATACATTTGTTGCGTTCGCAGCAAGATATCCTGGTGCTCTAGGAAATTCTCTCAAAATCTCAGTGTGCGCCAAAGAATCAGATTTTACAACTTGGGCATATGCTCCATACTTTGATTCTGCTCCTAACACATCAAACTATGCCATCGCTCAAACTGGACAGGCTGTAGCAAAAGACGAATTACACTTGGTTGTTGTCGATGAAGACGGTACAATCTCAGGAACAGCAAACACAGTTCTAGAACGTTATGCTAATCTCTCAAAAGCATCAGACGCCAAGGGTGATGATGGCGCAAGCATTTTCTACAAAGAAGTTCTGTATCGCAACTCTAAGTGGGTACACTGGCTAGGACATCCAGACGCCAATGCTGCTGTCGCTAATGGCAATACATGGGGTGTTACAATTGCTACTGCAAACAGTCGCGTCGGTAATGCATTCTACTCCCCATCAAATACAACATACTCACTTGTTGGTGGTACGGATGGTGTTGTAACTCAAGCTGATGCCATTCAAGCAATTGATCTTTTCTTGAATAAAGAAACGCAAGACATCTCATTGATGTTTGCTGGTGATTGCTTGGTGGGTGGAAATTCATCAATCGCCACACAAACAGTGGCTAATGAATACTTGACAGTCGCTGCTAATCGTAAAGATTGTGTTGCATTCGTATCACCTGCTCTAGCAAACGTGGTAGGCGCGCAAGCATCTGCTACCGCAGTTGTCAACTATCGCAATCTACTCACTGACACATCATACGGTGTGATGGACTCAGGTTGGAAGTATCAGTATGACAAATATAATGACGTATATCGTTATATTCCACTTAATGCTGATATTGCTGGTCTATGCGTACGCACAGACCTACAACGCGACCCATGGTTCTCACCAGCTGGTCTAAATCGCGGTCAGATTCGTAATCTAGTCAAACTAGCATTCAATCCAACGCAATCAGAACGCGATACGCTATACAAGGGTGGTGTTAACCCAGTAGTATCATTCCCAGGAGAAGGAACAGTTCTCTTTGGTGATAAGACTCTACAAGGTCGCCCAAGTGCATTTGATCGCATCAATGTACGTCGCTTGTTTATTGTTCTCGAGAAAGCAATTGCCACAGCTGCAAGATCAAGCCTCTTTGAGTTCAATGATGAGTTTACAAGATCACAGTTTGTTGGTCTCGTAGAACCATTCTTGCGTGACGTACAAGGTCGTCGTGGTA